AAAGTCTACAACTTTTTCGATATTTTCAGGTAGTTTAGCTACTTCTCTTGCCTCTTCAGGTGTAGGAGCAATAACTTTTTCTTCTATTTTTTCACCTATATCTTGTATTTCTTCTTCTACTTTTTGTTCAATAGGTTTTACTTCTTCTTCTTTAATTTCAGAAACTGGGCTGGACTCTGGTATTTGTTCGTCCACTTTAAGGCTATCTCCGGTTTGTTCGCCCACATCCACTTTCTTTGTTTCTCCGACTGGAATGGCATCTGTTTCTTCTTTTTTAGGTTTTGATAAATCTATTTTTATAGGTTTATCGTTTTTAGATAATTGTTTTGGCTGTTTAAGTTTAACTTTAAACGTGCCTTCTTGTTTTACTTCTTCAGACATAATATAATATAATAAAAATTAATAAATGGTTTACAGAGCCATTTGCTCTAAACCTAACCCACCTGAATTGTCTTGAGTGGATTCAAAATCTGTAGGTAATAAATCATTTTTTCTTTGATCTATCATTTGAGATTGTTGTGTTGCTTGTATTTGAGTTCTTTTATCTTTACGGTTTTCAATTTCAGATTCTTTAGCCTTAGTTGCCTGCATTTGTATTTGAGCTAACTGCATGTCATACTGAAACTCTTCAGCCATTAACTGTCTTTTTATTTCAGCCTCTGTTTGCATACGCTGTATTTCAAACTGAGATTTAGCTTGTTCTACCTGAACTTTAGATTGAGTTAATGCTTCGTTTTTTTGTACTTCGTTCATTGCAGCAGCTTCGGTAGCTTGTTGTTGTGCTTGAGACTGAGCTTGTATTTGTTGTTGTGATGCTTGTTGATCTTGTTTTTGTTTTTGTTTTCTCCTAAATTTTAAAACTTGATTTGCTAAAGCAGTGTTTTTAACATTTCTAATATCGATTGCATCTTCTAAAAATATTTGGTTTTGCTGTAAAGCCATTTGAATATTTTGCTCAATCATAGCTTTTTCTTCTTCATCGGGCTCTAGTTCTAAAAAAATGCCAAAATCATATAAATGTAAATTTTCTATTTCTTTAAGAGTTTGTGTGTTAAAAATACCTATACTAGATTTTAAAGCGTTATTAGTTAAATCAAAATCTATCATATCAGCAACTCTTAGCGATATATTTTCACAAGCTCTAACTGTTAAATATAAACTAGCATCTAAAATATGTCTAGTAGCAACATTAGAAGCATTTGCTGCCATTTTTTGCAATCCTACTAAAGCATTAACATCTGGCTGACTACCATCTCTAGCTTCATTAAGCCCAGTTACATCTCTTATCATTTGTAAATAATACTGATAAGTATTAATTAATGATTGTATTTTACCATTAGCACTTGACGACTGTAATTCTTGTATTGGTATTTTACCTCTATTAGGGTCACCATCTTGTGTTAAAGATCTACCAACTATACTACCAGTTTGAAAGTACATGTTTAAAGCTTCTTGTGGATTATAATTTGTTCCGTTACCTAAATCAACTTCAGCTAAACCATCAACATCTACAAATACACCATCTGGAACCATCCTTTGTATTACTTGCTGTAATTTTAACGAGGTTAACTGAATCATATCTGCAAAACTAGTACATCTACTTACTAAAGATTCTATACGACCTTGATATAAATTAGGTGCACATATAGCATAATTCATATTAACTTTAGTTAAATCGCTTTTAGGTCTTGTCATATTCTCTGCAAGCTTCCACTCTAACATCTGTGGCACACCCATTACTTTAGCACCACTAAACAATACCTCTATACTTCTTGATACTCTATTAAAATTATCACTTTCTGGTGGATTAAATGAATCTGGTTTTTGTAATGTCTTTTCTAATCCATTATCTGTTTTTTTAATTTTAAAAACTTGATCAATAAATGTTTTGTATTCAAAAAATAATATTTGAACTAAATCATTATCGTAGTTAGGGTTTGCTATATAACCATCACGACCAGGGTATCTAACCATTTTTTCCATCTCTTTATCAGTAAGATTTGGAAATTTTTTCTTAATTTCAGCTAAAGTCATAGACTTTATTTCCCCTACATAATATATATCTTCAAAATTAGGATCATTAGTATACGAATAAACTAAATTAGCTGGATCAACATAATCAACAACAACACCTTCAGCTTTATTAAAAGCTGTTTTTAAAGCTCCAATACCAATTGTAACAATATCTTCGTTAACTCTTTTGTTAGTAAGAGGATATTTATTAAAATTTAAAACTGTATTAATAACTTCTTCTTCAGCAATTTCTATACTTTGCTTATAATCTAATTGTAAATGAACTTCAAGTTCTTCTTTAGAGCCAGGTAAACTTTCTGGATCTGGGCTATTAAATGTGTTAACACCAGTAGCTTGCTCTAAAGCTTTCATTTCATCTTGCATAGCCATGTCTCTCATTATACCATCTGCATAGTCAGTTCTTTCTTTTAAAGAAAAAGGATCTTGAGCTACAGCTTTTATTTCATAGTTTTTAGTAGTTATACCATTAACTACTATATCAACAAATTTAGGTATAATAGGAACTGGCTTCCAGTCTAAATTTAAATAAGACAAATCACCATTAATAGATAATTCATCTTTATATTTTTGAACACTCTGCTCACCACGAGCATACAATCTTAAATTGTGAAAATTTTGATAACCTGTATTCCATCTGCTTCCATTTACTCTTCCTCCTCTAAACCATTCGTACTCAATAGCTTGTCCGACCAACAAACCATAATCTAATGTTTTCTTTTCCTCTTCAGATACCATCTGACTTGGAAACGCACTATTAATACCAGTGTTTAATTTCATCTATTAATTATTTTTGATTTACCACCTCTGTTATCATATTTAGAAAAACTTAAATTAAGCGGTTCTTTAATAACATCAGCGACAGGTCTATATTTATTTTTATTACACGCCATGATAGCTAACCCAGAACTTATTGATGCATCGTGCTTAGTTCTATCATTTATGTTAAATGAAGCCCAGTCTTCTAGTGTTCTTTGAAAATACATTGTGCCGTATTGTTCATTGTTATATCCTACAAAATTTTCAATATAAGCTTCAATAGCAGCCGCGTGGGCTTGTTTTATATCTTGACTTGAATTTGGTATTCCACCTATTTCTTTTTCTGTTACAGATAGCTTATGCATTGTTTTGTCTGGTCTATTCATTGCAAACCCTCTATAACCTCTTCTTTTAAAATGATACAAAAGTCTTGGTTTGTTATTTTCAGCAAGTATAGGCATGCTATAAAACACACAAGCCATAAGAACATCTTCAAAAAATATTTCAGCAGTTGGTGGTCTAGATATATATTCTAAGAAAAATAAATTAGCTGGAGCATCTTCCATACTAAATTTAGTTAAACCGTGTAGTGATCCTTTAGATCCTCTTCCGTCTACCGTACCTGATATATCATATGAGTCACAACCAAAAGCTCCCATGTGTTCATTACCTGGAAACTTCATGTTATTTTTTATTAATATTCTATTTTGTTGACTTACGTTTGGAACCCAGGATACTATAAATCTACCTTGTTTGCTTGGAACAAATAAAACAGCTGTATCTTGAATACCATCTTCCCATTGAAAGTTACCTTGTGTAACAACATTTGAATGTTTTAAATCTTCATTATAATCTATTTGTTCGTAAATTTTAGTTAAATTAAATAAAGACTGTTTTGTTTCATCTCTGAATGCGTGTTTTTCTGTACGTGGAAACTGTCTATATAGTTCATTAAGTCCATCGGGATCATCCTTAAAGCCTTCTACTTCATTTTCCCAATGTTCAATGACACCGATTTCAATCTCTTGACCATCAACGCCTTTAGTTTTGGATTCTGGAGTTTCAAAGACAGGGTATCCATAAGAATCGATGTAACCTTCGTAGTTCCACTCCATAGGTATAAACAAAGAATATAATCCTGAGCGAGTCTGTCCATTGCGGTTTCTTTTGTTGACATTTGAGTCATCATATATTTTTTTATAGTTTCTACCTCCTTTGTCTAAAGCATTTGATGTTGAACCCATCATACACTTGCCAATAATTCTAGAACCTAGTCTTAATGTTGTTTTTGTAACTCTCCAGTTATTTAATATGTTTTCTGGTCTTTCCCATTTACCAGCTTCATCGTGTACTAGTAACGCTAATTTTTCACCATCATAACTGTTGTCACCTGTATTTTTCCAATCAATAGTTGTGTCTAATCCTACAATCTCTTCAATCTGCGCATTGCTATCAAGTTTTTTTCTAGTGAATCTAGATGCAGGAACTCTGTATGCAAGTTCTGTTTTTGGTCGATCCATACCATCTTGTATCGGTTTAAAAAAGAAAGGGTAGTTAACTGAAATTGGAACGATTTTATCGGTAAACATTTTCTTTGCATCAGCCCCTGACTTTGATAAGACACCGAATCTAGCATCGCTCGATATTGTGGCCATGTTAACAGTTTCGCCTGATGCCATAAAAGAGAATCCCGAACGTCTGTTTTTAAGGTAACACATTCCATATGATCGTGTATCGGACTTACAGGCTTCCCAGAAAATAAAGAATAATCTGTTTGCTTCCCTAAAATCTGCTTGCCCAACATCAATCTTTGACCACTGCAAATACATGTAGTGAGTACCAGTAAGATAAGTGGCAACACCTTTATTGTAAAACCAAAAACCTTCGTCTCTTCTTCTAAATTCTTCATCAATATAATCGTGTAGTTGTTCTTTAAATTTTAAAGGATAAGCTTTCCAATCAAATATTGTTTTAATATTTTTTAGTTCTTTTCTTGGCGTAAAAACCTCCCAGTATTGTTCTAAAGCTTTATTAGATCTTTTGTACGGTTTGTCTTCTAATGGTAAAGCAATTACAAGGTTTTGTATCTCATAGATCTCACCAATCTGGCCTGTTCTACTTATAACTATTATGTCATATTCTTTATTGTAACCATATTTCCATTTTCTAGACTTATTAAGTCTTTTAATGACATGTGGTTTTATAGGTGTAATTATTTTATATAAAGTTTGCTGATACATTATTTAGATCTTCGTTCAGCAAAACCACTAAATGTGGTTTCTTTTTTATCTGTAATTTTGTTATCTAGTATATTGTTTTCCTCTTCGATACGATTAAGTATTTCAAAAGCATCAAATATAGCTAGCTTTTTAGTTGCTGCAGCATTTTTAAGTCTGTCAGCACTTATGTCATCATCTGAATCTACAATAGCTTCTTTAGCAACTTTAATAAGTTCTTCAACTGCTTTGTGCCCAGCTTGGATTATATTCAACTTCGTTTCCTTGATGTTCATACTTAATTACAATATCATTAGATTTCATACAATATAGACGTTTGCCATTAACAACAAACTCATATTCTCCGTTAGGTTTATAACCTACAACATCTCCCTCATTGATTTCTAGCGCTTCTAATGCACTATTACCATATTTTAATATACCAATAAGGCTTTGCTCTTGCCAGTTGTTTATATCAACACTGTCTTTAAGTGGTGCAATAAAGCATCTATCATTAAAAGCTTTCCATTTGTCTTTTTTTTTATATAAATATATTTGATCTTGTTGAACAAAATATAAATTATCTTTAAAAAAAGATTTACTGTTTTTTTCTTCACCCCTCATATTATGCCATCTTCTAAATACATTATGATGAATAATAATAAAATCTCCTTTTTTAATTGGAGTTTTATATGATAAAGGTATTTCAATAACTTTAGCAATATTATTAACAGATTTAAAACTATCTATTTCAGTATTAATTATAAGGCTTTTGTCACCTACTTTTATTTTATTATTATATCGCTGACCAACTGGCTCAACGATAAAATCAAATAAACTTTTCACTAATATTCTAAATCGTATTCAACGGATATTGCCATGTTAGAATTAAACTTCTTCCACGGCAATATTTCGTCTTGTTTTTTGATAAAGATATTATAAGAATTATCTTCTGTATCAGAAAGTATATGTGATATAGTATGACCACCATATACTGACTGCCCTACTGAGTAGTGCATAGCATCAGTTTTGTAATCAGAACCAATACTTATCTTTCTAATAATTGAAGACATTATTTCTTATCTTCTTCTTTTTCAATAGGTTCGAA